GTGAATAGTGAGCAAACGTCGGAAACAGCTGCTTACTAATCAGTACATAATATATAAAGAGCCAATAACTGGTCCTGTAAGTCCTACAATAATACCTAGGTTAAGACCTTGATAGAGGCAATAGGCAAAGGAATATGTGAGGCTCTTTATATTAACTAAAGAGAAAGACTTAATGAGGCGATTTCGTCAGAGCCCAGTAATACTGTGGAACAAAAAGAAACTGAATTCTAGTTGTGCGAGTCCCGTGACGAGGTGACATGGCCTACTAGGCGTTAAGTCTTTCTTATAACTAAGGAGAAAATATGATAAGAGAATTTGCTTTCGGTTTGTCCAATCGACATCATTTCTTTGAATCCAATCAAGCTGTTAAATGGCAATTTACAGCTAAAGATACTTTTCTATCCTTATATGAATACGATGAAGATGTTAAGGAATACTTTGAATCGGAGAAAACATTAGCTGGTTATACTGGTAAAATATATCTTCCTGAAGAGTTCATCCTAGACGTTGATGGCACAAGCATAAAAGAAGCAAGAGAAAAGACCTTACTATTGATGAAATTACTAGATACTATAAAGGTTCCATATAATATATACTTTAGCGGTAGAGGATTTCATTTAGGAATACCTAATAGTGCATTTAAATGGAAACCTTCTGTTGATTTACATCTCAAGGTAAAAGATGAGTTAACAAAGAGAGGTATATATAAATATGCTGATTCTTCTGTTAGTGATAAGACTCGTATAATAAGGTTAAATAATACTCTTAATTCTAAATCAAGATTATGGAAAATCTATATAGGTCATGAAGAAATGGCTAAAGCTGATGAATTGTGGATTAAAGCAAAAGCTAGCAAACCAAGAAAAATAGATGTTCCTAAATTGGAATGCGAACCAGTATTTAATATATTGGAAAGAGAAGTAAAGAAGCAGACAGTAACATTTCAAACAGAGATGGGAGCTGAGCCAGACCAAATGTTATATCCTTGCATCCAAAAGATGTTAAGCGGGTCATCCTACGGGAGTAGACATGCTATGGCATTAAGATTAGCTGCATGGTTTAGATGGAGATATCCAGAACATGTAGTTAAAGTAATAATGGAAGACTGGAGACAAAGAGTAACATCTGATGAGTATCCATTTACTGAAGGTGAAATGGAAAGAATAGTAAGAGATTGCTACAAGGGACATAATGGTAAAGGATATCGTTATGGATGTATGGACCCTGTAATGGATAAGCATTGTAAAGATACTTGTACATTATATACATCAAAGAAAGCTCAAGGCCTTATGAGTCCTACTGATATGGAGAGCAATCTAATCAGTTGGCTTAAAGGAGATACACGCCCTCTTAATATAGGTAAGTTATATAACAAAGACTTCCCTATATATCCAGGAGAGCTAGTAGTAGTTCAAGCCCCACCTAAAACAATGAAAACTATGCTATTAATGAACTGGGTAAATGCATTTAAAAAGCCTACATATTTCTTAGAGATGGAAATGTCTCCGAGACAAATGTGGTCTAGATTTATTCAAATAGAAAATGGCTGGGATGATAATCAGTTAAGAGAATACTATGAAAAGAATTCTGCTGGTGGTATGGCAGAGAAATTTAAATGGTTACATACTGATTATAGACCATGTTATCCTCATGAATTAGAGAAAAGGATAAACATGCTTCCAGTAAAGCCAGAGATAGTAATCGTTGACCATATGGGTTTAATGTTATCTAAGAACAGAGACCTTAATATGAAGATGGAAGAGATAGCTGGAGCATTAACTGAGCTTGCTATAAAGAATAACATAATAGTATTTACTATATCAGAGATAACTAAACAAGCTTTTCACGAAGGTATGAATATATCTTCTGTAAGAGGTTCATTTAGAATTGCATATAATGCAAGTAAGATATTATCCTTGACTACATCTAAAGATGAACAAGGCTTAGTAAAGAATATGGTTATTAAGACTGAAGCTAATAGGGAACGAGGTAGTTTAGATGTTTTACTTAAACTAAATAACCTGCAGATTGTTCCTGCAAATCCAATATAAGGAGAAATACAATGGACGCATATGCACCAATTAGAAAAGTCCCGTTAGATTATAACGGGATACAATCCTCTGCTTTTTCTGTGCAAATGGAAAAAACAAAGGAAGGCGAATTGCCTAAATGGGACGAAGTAGGAGTAGTAGGTAATAAATACTTACTTATTCCTAATAGTGAAGTAAGACAATTAGCTCATGATATAGCTACAGAATCTAACTTGCACTGGGAACCTTTAAAAACATTCTTTGATGGTAGAAGATACTTCAATGGAATGATATGTAAGAGTGAAACATCAAAAGTAACTGAAGGTGATGATGTAGCTCTTGGTATGGGTTTCTGGAATAGTTATGATGGTAGCACAGCTTTATCATTTAGATTGTTTTTAGTAAGATTAGTATGCAGTAATGGTATGGTAACTAAAGATTTCTTTAGTAGCTATAGATTTAAGCATGATAATACTAGTGAAGACTATCAAGATGAAATATTAGGAGCTGCTAATATAATAAACAATAGCGAAGAGCAGGTACAAGTACTTATGAATAAGTTTAGAAAGATGAATAGCATGGAGTTTGATTTAAATGCGTTATCTAATATTCGTAAGTATTTACCAGCTTTGCCAGTAACGACTTGGGGTAAGATAGTAGACCGATATCTATCTAAATATCATCTAAATGAAGATGGTGAAGAACCTAATAATTACTGGGAATTCTATAATGCATGTACTGATATCCTCTGGCAT